ATGTCTACCCTGAACAATTCCGTTCAGTATGTATCCGTCATCCGTCCCGGCGAAAAAGTTGCGAAGCTGGTCAAGCGGATGCACTATGTATCCTTTGTAGGGATGTTCCGGTCTGATCTTTTTGAGGGCTTATGTGTTGGTCATGCACCGAAGAAATGCCGGATCTGCGGCAAGTGGTTTCTGACCACCAACGCAAGGCACACCAAATACTGCGGTGGCTATGCACCGGGGGACAAGCTGCACCGCACCTGTCGGCAGATCGGCAATCTGAAAGGGCGAGAACAGAGGGAACTTGCGGACGATCATCCGCTGAAACAGATTTATGAGAAGCGGCTGAATACCATAAACCGCTATATAAAGCGTGGTACTCTGGATGAAGATCTTGCGGAGGTCATGAAAAAGCTGGCAAAAGATAAGATGCTCCAGGCATTGAGCAATGTCGCTTATGCCAAGGGCGATTATGAAAAAGAAATGGGACAGGCGGCTTTGAAGAAAGAAGCACTAAAAAGAATTTGAATTTAGCTAAGAGGTGAGCAACGTTATGTTAGAAGTAGTATTTAGCGACAGTGCCGCAGGGACTATGGCGGTTGCGATTGGACATAAGGGTTTTTTAGGCGGAGCAACCAGTGTAATTATCTCTGATGGGACAGTTTCAAAAGAAGAAATAGAAAAGTTCCAGCATCAAGCAGAAGAACGGGAGCGTTCTGGTTGGGAGAATGCTATACCGTTGGAGGGAAATCGTAAGGACATAGTTAATCTTCCGTTGGCATTGTCTGTGGGCAACATCTCCGAAGCAGGAATTTGTTTGGAGCGTGAGTCGGCATTATCTTTGCTACTAAGCATACTGCCCGATATGGCATCTGAAATCGTAACTGAACTTCTCAATACATCCCGAAAGAACTATGCTACGCTACTGGAAAAAGCACAAAACGGAGAGCCGATTCGTGTTTGGGTCGGACGAGAACCAGATGATGTGTGCGGATTGTATTGGCTTCTGGAACAACTACGACCAATCGGCTTTGAAAAATTGGATGTTACCATTGTGGAGCTTCCAATGTGGGAAACAAGACCAGATGGATGCATTGTCCAGTATAACGGTTGGGGAGAAGTTGAACCTTATCACTTGGGACGGATGGCATCTCTTGGAAAGAAGTTGCCAACAAATTACCTTCTTAGTTTGGCTAACCGCTGGAGAGAACTCCAACAGGAAAATTCTCCTCTTCGTGCTGTTATAAACGGCAAACTGGTCAGCGTATCAGAAACTCTGTATGATACATTTATTCTTCGAGAATTGGATACACTGGACGACGAGTTTAAGGAAAGCGTGCTTGTTGGACAGGTTCTTGGAAAGAATCCATTAGGGATCGGTGATGGGTGGATTGCTTTGCGTGTGGAACAATTTATCAAAGAGGGACTTCTGGTCCCAATCACAACTCCTGCACCAAATGCACCTATTTATCACCGTATGTTAAAGAAAATAAAGTAATAAATAACCCATTAGTTGACCACGGGATATTTATGAGTATTACTAAACTGGAAGGAGGTGCGCTATGCTGAATGATTTTACATGGAATATGACCGGATACATACCGAAACACGCTGTCAATCCATACGGTGATGGCATCATTCCCTATGTGGCAGAGCGCATCTTCCAACTGGAGCCGGAACCGCCAGCGGTTAGCAATCCAAATGAACATATTCTGTCTGCCTTGCAGGAAAAGAATTTGCTTTATTTTTCGTTCTTCCTGCACCACTACGAACCGCAGCTCAACAAGCGCATCAAATTCTTTCTCGGCGTGGATGGCGGCGATTTGTATGACACAGACCGTTTTATAGATATAAAGCTCTCCTGTCGGGAGCAAATGCTCCAAAAGCTGATGGACTATGATCCTGCCAAGGGTGCAGAGTATGCTACCTACATTTTCCCGTTTATCCGGGATGCTATGCTCCGTTTCCGCATGGGCGAAGAAAAATGGTCGGTGTCCTCTTTGACCAATTACAAAATGGTGCGGTCAATGGCATGGCTGTACCATAACACCAAGGATGCGGTCAGCGAGTTTTCCAAGAAGTACAACTGCGAGCTTGCCCTTGCGGAAGAATATCTGAAAGTTGTCCGTGGCATCCGCAATCAGCAACTGTTCTATGTAACAGACGAGGATGGCGAGGAAACAGGCGAAGATGTTGCCCTTGACGATAGCTGGAACTATACCGACATCCTCTGGAACGGCATACAAGCAGAAAAGGTGCAGCGGGCATTTGAGAAACTGAATTACCGGGAACAGACCTTGCTTGAAAAGCGTCTTGCGATCTGCATGACCTGTGGGCGTGTCGGCTCATGGAAAGACCGCCCCACCTTTGAAGAACTGGCGGTTATGTTTGAGGGCAGCACAGCCAGCGGTGCAGAACGAGCCTATCGGAAAGCAGTAGACAAACTGACGGAACTTCTGGTTGCCGAGGATGCAATCCATGCTGTCCGGTTAAAACAGAAATCCAAAACTAAGCGCAAAAAGAAAATCGCCGCCGCAATCTACGAATACCAAGCAGACTGCGACGGCGAATGGGGCGAAATATCATTGGATTTTGAGAACGGCACAGCAGAGATCATCCGGCTTGCTGATTGGGATACCATGAAAACAAATCGCTTTGCGAACAAGGTGATAGCGTATCTTCTGAACTGTGAAAACGAGAAACTGCCAACGAAAACAATGCTGGCATTTGAACCATAAAAAGAAAAAACCGCTACAACATTCATCCCCCCTTTGGAATGAGAATTGCAGCGGTTTATCTGCTTGAAACTAATTATTCGATATTTGTGATTTTCTAATCATCGTTTGCCAGATGGGTAAAGCCTTTGTTTTTCTCAATAACCTTGATACCATAAACATCTGCAATTTGTGCAGGATAGGTTTCAAGGATTTCACCAGCGTATTCAATTTCGATCACATCTCCGATTTCAGGTTCCGGTGATGGATGCACATTTCTGATCGACACTTCAATTCGGTCTGCACTACTCAATTCCCAGCTACCTTCAACAGGCTTCACAAGATAATTGCCATTATGAATTTCCAGAATTTCAGCTTGGAACACCTGATGCGCTTCGTTGGAAAAACCTTCAATCTGAATGCAATGATTCTTGAAAACCAGTCGGCCGGTTTCTACCAGTTCATCAGTATGATATTTTGTTTTATCTACATACAAGCGGCCATCTTGATGATCCTGTCTGAGAGTGAAATCAAAATACCCTCTGTCAGACAGCTCATAGCTTACTCCGTTTGCATAGTCATAGATAATGACACGGTTGTCAATCATGCCTGAGCCCCAACTGATTGAAGAACACAACTCAGGCAAACCGTCGCCAGTGAGGTCGCAGAAATAGGCGTTCCAGATTGGCATCCCCGTATAAAGTGAAGTGCTTTTACTACCCTTAACAGCCAGCATCTCTCCGTAAGTCCAACGGAAGGTCACATCTGGAAACTCGGTGAGGCTGATTTCAAGACTACCGTCCCATTTCATTTCATCAGGGGTTTCAAGGTAATCAAACCACTCTATTACGGAATTTATCTCGTCCACAATACGCACTTCTACATTTTCTACTTCAACATAAACAATAATGTCCTCATTGGTGGGGTTCTGCATATTCACACCAATCTTAAACCACGTATCATTTTCTGCACCAAATTCCACAGACATACCATGCGTAAGATAAGTGGCTGTGTATCCGGTTTCTGCTGTTTTATTAACGGGGAACAAAAGAACTTCTGTATCACCCAATCCATCACCAGACCATATTTTGATTGAATTTCTGACTGTGCTGACTTCCTCCTCCGTATATACAAATTCCTCTTGACTTCCTGCGGGAACAACAATTCGCAATGTATAGCGGTCTTGTTTAGGATTCGTCAGGAAGCAGGCCGCAACGCCCACGCAAATAATGACTGCAATAATAATAACCCAGAACGCAGGCTTCTTATAATTCATCACAGACTTCACGCGCTCCTTTACACCTACCTCGCCAAAGGCAAGAGGACAAGCGGCGATCATGCGGCGGTTTACACTACAGGCAACAAGTGCTTGCATATAATCGGCTCTCTGCTCATTGCCAAGTTCCTTGATGACTTTTTCATCGCAGGCAAGCTCAATGTCACGACACAGCAGAACATAAGCCAACCACATGAGAGGATTGAACCAATGAATCGTCAGCAGGAGAAAACCAAGAGGCTTCCACCAATGGTCTTTGCGGCGAATGTGCGCCTGTTCGTGGGCAACAACGTGCTCCAGATCCTGACCATTCATGTTGAACGGGAGATAGATTCTCGGTTTGATAATGCCCAGGACAAACGGAGAACTTACATTCTCACTCTGGAAAATGTTGCCCTTGTAGCGAACAGCGGTATCCACTTTACGACATAGGCGCCAATAACTAACTGCGGTATACAAGAGAAGGGCGCCGACACCAATCAACCAGATAATATTCAAAATCGGAATCCAAATCTGAAGCGGGTTTGCACTCGTCAATACATGCTGTGGTGGGGCAAATGAGGATAGAACAGGATTGACCACACTATTGATCGCCGGAACACCGCTGTCTATTGTGGGTTTGGCCGCCATTTCAATATCCAACGGAATTGTTTCTGAACTTGGGATAAGGCTTAATGCGCTCTCAAAAGAGAGCGGGCAAATCAATCTGACAGCCACGATACCCCAAAGCAGAACATTGACCCACTTGGGAGCTTTCTTCAAAACAAGCCTGAGTATCAGCACAGCCAGGATAAGCCAGCTTGCAGATATACTCATGTTGATAATTTTCAAAAAGAGTTCGTTCATTGTGAACCTCCTTTCCTGATGCGGTCGATCATGCGCTGTACCTCATCAAGCTCATCTTCGGACATAGCCTGATGCTTTGTAAAAGCAGCGATAAAGGCAGGCAGAGAACCCTCGAATTTTTTCTCAACCAGTTCATCGATCTCACACGCCTGGGCTTCATCTTTGGAAACGAGAGAAGTAACAGTGCCATTGTCGTTCTTCAGCACACCACGCTCTCCAAGACGCTTGATAACGGTATAAGTCGTAGTCCTTTTCCATCCGAGTTGATCCTGGCACAGCTTTACAAGCTCGACAGCAGTAACCGGCTCATGCTCCCACATAATCAAACAAAAACGATATTCACTTTCGTGAATCTTCGGAAAATCCATATTCACGCCCTCCTTGTCTACACCATTAGACTTCGCACATAGTCTACCACATTAGACAGCCAAAATCAATAGAGTTCACAGAAAAGATACAAAAAAATTGCCCGCAGAATTTCTCCCACGGGCAAAGTGTTGGTTAGCTATCAAGCGGTTTGTATTCAGTTACAGTTTTCAAATAGGTTTCGGGATTACCGTTCAGTATCAAATCAGCATATCCAATCGGATCATTGTAGATCAGATAGTCCAGTTCTGACCGCTGATACATATTGTCGGCAACCTCGTTCTCCACTGCGATGGTATCAATAGAAATCATGCTGCCATCAAGGAATTTCAGCTCCACACAGGCGTTATCCATGTTGAACTCACAAGAAATCAATCTATCCATAAGAAACCTCCATTTTGCTGGATGTTAGATCATCCCAAAATATTTGAATGCTTCTCGGATTGCTTTTTCCTTCTCCGGTGGGCATTGTGGCTGTCTGGAATCCTCGGACTTCGGCAGATTGTAGTTCTTGCCGACTTCCAGTCCGCATTTTCTCTTTATCTGAGAAATATAAAGGTTGGAAACCTTTAACCCGGTATGCTCCAAAACATACTCCTTGATCTGCGGATAGGTTGCTCCATCTTGGAACTCGGACATATCCATATCTTCCAAAGAGAACTCAACCCGAACCTTTTTCGAGTCGATCTCTCCCTTGGAAAGCAAGACCACCGTCTCCACGTGAACAGTTTATCTATGGTTCACTTTTCATTGCTTTTTACAGCTTTCAAACTCCTATAGCATAAGTAATTATCAGGCGTTCAGTTTATTTGTCTTTTTAAGTCTTTCACGTATATTTCTATGTCGGTGGCAAATTGGTGGCATTGCCACCATATTCGCATCAAATAGCAATTAGATCTTTCCATGTTGCTGATCCGCATACCCCATCAACATTCAGACCTCTTGATTTCTGATACTGTTTCAGAGCATATATGGTATTATCTCCTGCTTCCCAGTCAAGGTCAAGGTCTTTTTTATTTTTTCCTTTGAATCCTCTTGCTCTCAGGATTTCCTGTAACAAAAGTACAGAGGTATTCTTGTCACCAGCTTTTACAGTTTTCGGTTCAAACATATATTTCTCTCCTATCTGCGTAGTATTAGATGATGTATTCTCAGCTTTTGCAGGTGCGACTACATCAGATACAATACTATAATCAGGTGTACAGAACTTAGTTCCGGGCATCTGACTATTGAGGTAACTTTTAGCACATACACCGCCACCATTTGCGATAATACCGGATGCCCCACTTGTGTTACCTTCAATCGTATAGAAACGATCACCGATTACGGCGGTAACAAGTCCTGTATGGGTAAATGTACCGTTATGATAAAAGATAACAATGTCACCGATTTTCGGGTTTGCGTTCCGGGTAAACAAATTTCCCAGTGTTGGACAATACACATAAGGCCAGTGTTTTAGTATTTTTTTAGCTTTTTCCAGACCAAAGGCTTTCATAAAACACCAGGAGATAAACGCTGCGCACCAGGCCTGCCCCTGATAGGCTGGTTCTATATCTCTCCAATATTTTGTATAGTTAGCAGATCCTGCATTTGCTGTTTTACTGTCAAGCTGACTGTTTGATTTTTTCTCCAAATAGCCCTCTTCGTTTTTCGCAATCAGGATAACTTTTTCAATAGCTTTATCCATTGTCGTTTCCCCCTTATTCTCATTTTTTACAGCAGCAGTGTAATCTTTATAAAATACATTTCTGTCTACTGTTCCAGCAATCCCCGGTATCTTTGCTTTGCTGGAATACTGCCAGCCAATACCAGCGGCAGGTTTTAATCTGATCTGCATTGTTCCATCATCCTGTGACGGATAAGCAGCTAACCAACAATCATACTTTTTCGCATCCTCTGGAAGCTGGTACTGATACCAAGAGTACCCGCAATAAATGCCAAACTGATAACCGGCTTTAATGATGATTTCTCTGAATGCGTTAATCATCTGCATCATAAGATGTTTTGACAGATTCTCCTGACACTTATCTTCAATATCCAAAAACACAGGATAATCCAATTTTCGTCCATTCAGGACTTCAATTACTTTTTTTGCTTCATATTGAATTTCTGAAACATTGACTGCATAACTATACTTGTAAACACCGACAGGAATACTATTGGCAGTACAGCCTTTATAATTGGCTTCAAAGTAGCTATCTATCACGTTTCCCGCTTCTGTGATTCGCAGGATAGCAAAGCCCATACCGTAGTTTGCTACGGTGGGCCAGTCAATAACTCCATTCCATCTGGAAACATCAATACCCTTAATCTCCACAGTCCTACCCCCTATTTTTTCGGTTCTGTATATTCAAGTGCCTGTGTACTATCGGTGATTCCAGCAGTAGTAGGGTCTGTAACTACTCCAAGAATTACCAGTATACTGAACACTGCATTGACCACTTCTAACAATTTATTTCCCAGATTACCCAGATCAATCTGGATGCCAAACACAGATGCAATTACCTGAATTAACAGGAGTACCGCCGGGATAAATGCAACCCAGAACGCTTTATTCTTAATTCTTACAAGCCAGTTAATTTTTTTCATGACTATTCCCTTCTTTCTTCTTTAAGTGCAATTCTTCAATCTCATGTTTCATTTTTGTAATCATACCATTACCACCAAGAGCATGATATGCATCATACATCTCACAAAAATTTTGATAAGCGTAGGATGGAATATCACCATCTGTCATATAACGGTCATGGTATTCAATTAATTGTACTTTCAGTAACAGCATGGTCCCTTTACTGTTCGCATCCCTATCTTTTTTCTGATTCTTTAAAAGCCACACAATGTAGCCCATAAGAGCAGTTAAAATAATAGGAAGTGCAACAGAATAGGTTTCCAGTAGAATCTCTTTCATTACTTCCTTTCTGTACACAAAACAACCGCCTGTGACATTATATAAATGTCATATGGCGGTTGTTTTTGTACCTATGGTCTATTTTACTTCTGTGACTGTACCGTCTTCATTTACGACATACCCATCTGCAAGAAGAATCAGATCAATATCTTCCTTGAACTGTGGATATTTCTGAACTACTGTGTTGTAATTCAATTTGCCTTTTTCAAGACGCAATGCAAAATATGCTCCCATAAGTCTCACCCCTTTCTATCATTAAGCATTAAATAAAAGGAAATCAAGTGCTTCCTGAGTGGTTTCCACCTGTTCCTGCAATGATTTATTTGATGTTGCTTGTAATTTGATATACTCATCTTTGTCATATCCGACAAGATCAAACTCATACCCAGCAAATCCTGGCTGACTATCTGTACCTTCTTCTGTAATTTCTGAGATTCCAGATGCAATGAATACCATATCCTCTGTAATCTCAATTTCCTCTGGTTTTACTGTACTTTTCTGTCTTCCATAATCAATCATGCTGCTTTCTGTCCTTTCTTAGATTTTGGTTTTATGTTGTATTTATAATAATCATCTGCATAGGGTAATAACGGTTCTATGTATTTCTGATACAACCGGAAGGAATCACATGATATAAGCCATCCTTTATAGCTGTTTAAGCTGCACCATTCTGAATAGTTCATCATATTCCCTGATTCCACTTTTACACGCAATGCAGTTAATTTCTTAGTCATATCTATACAGGTTGTCTTTCTCAACAAAGTGTATTTGCAAAATGTTCGGTATCCTAAAAAGTCAACCCCTCTGACAAATGTTGGGAATACCTGCCAGTTTCCTTTAATGTTTAGTTTTAGTTCATCTCTAAAGTAAACATCAATTTCTTTTCTTAACTCAACAAGTTCTTCTTTTGTCTTTGCAAAAATAACAATATCGTCCATATACCGAAAGTAATACTTGATGTGTTTTTGTTCCTTTATCCAATGGTCAAATGGTGAAAAATAAAAATTTCCTGAATACTGTGATAAGTAATTGCCAATCGGTATTCCAGTTTCAGGATCAACATCTTCTTCCAGTAAATAAATTGCCGTCAGATCTTCAATGTCTGCGGTCTGTATGCTATCAATAATTTCAGTCAGTAACCATACCAGTTCAGAATCATTGAACATTCTGGAATATTTTTCTTTCAGAAGATCATGGTTGATTGACTGATAGTAATGTCGTGCATCCAGTTTTAAGCAATACTTACATTCTTCTGGATGATTCCACATTGCATCCTGCATTTTATGCAGAGCCTTATGTATTCCTCTATCCGGTATTGCTGAGTATGTGTCAGTAGTCAGGTTATTGATGATGCAAGGTTCAATTACCTGTAAGATAGCCCACTGACAAATTCTGTCAGGAAAGTAAGGCAACTTATAAATCTTTCTCTTCTTTCTGCCATCATCCTTATAAAACACTTCATACTCAGATGTTCTATAAGTATGATTGATAAGCATTTCCTGAATCTGCTCCAGATACTTATCTGGATCTTTATCTATTTCCTGAACTTCTTTGTACCACCCTTTTCCTTTCTTTGCGTTCTTATGTGCTTTTCTCAGATTTTCAATATCACAAATTTTCTCAAATAGATGGTCATAACGTTTCATTTTTGGTATATTGCAGTTCCGAATTTCAGTCAGCATACATCAGATGTATGCCCGATAAATACGGTTGACATTTCCTCTTTAGTAATTAAGTAAGGCGGTATTATCATTTCTGACTTGTCTGCACCGCCTATTTTTCTGTTTTGCCATGTGGCAGGGTTGAAAGAAATGGGATTAAAAATCAGCCGGATATCCCACCCGGCTGACAATGCAAATATATTAAGTGACCCCTGATATTACGATTCCGATTACTGACACTGTTATTCAGATTCCAATAGAATGGCCTGGTATTAACGTCATTATTCCAATTACTACCTAATTGAGTAATTGATTTTTATGTTAATCAATACAGGTAAAAACATCAGTGATTCTTTCAACCCATTATTTAGTTATTTATTAAGCGGCTGCCATTTGAGCCTTCCATGACGCAATGGCAGCAAGATAAACATCTGAGTCCTTGGTTGGAATATATACCAAGCGACCCCCGATATTACGATTCCGATTACTGACACCGCTACTCAGAATCCAATAGAACGGCCCGGCATTAACGCCATCATTCCAACCACTACCCAATCGAGTAATTCTGTAACCATTCAGAAGCTCAGTAATATAGGTGTAGTCACCAACAGGAAGTGCGCTGTTTCCAAGACATTCAGAAGCCATAAACAACCAGTCGCATTTTGTTGAATACCCCATTGCAGAGATGTAACCAGCTTTTGCGGCTACGGTGAAACCAGCAGCTTCATAGTTATCACTATTCTTGTTTTCTGCAAAATTGAAGTCTTTGCAAATATATGGCTGACCCCCTGCCATTTTGCCATTACCCCAAATATTCACACCGTATACAAATTTCCATATGTTACCCCAGAAGTTTTCTTTTCCACGCCAACAAATTGATGTTTTACCGTTATCTGTATATTCTGTTGCAACATTGCCTGGATAAACAGTTGATTTTACAGCCCTACCTGTACCGTTTCCAATACTGGAAGTACTACCTGTTACTGCGGCATAAGAACAGGTTTTATTATCGCCAGTTTCCCACGGAATATTGACAACACCTAAACCAATCGGTGTCTGTAATTCCATAACACCCATTTCAATAATCATCAGCAGCTGTTCGGCAGATACCTGTTTGATGAGATCACCATGCCAGTTTGTACCTCTGTTTTGTGCCAACTGTTCAACGGATGTTCTTGTGAGATTCTGTGAGTACCCAGATGCAGGCCTTGCACCTGAAATACTACAAAACTTATCTTCTGCCGCATTTAACACCTGTTCATCCTGTAACAGATAAGCGGATGCAGATACATCATATACAGAGCCTTCATCTACACTGGTCAGGAAATAATCAATCTCATTTCCATTTACATCATAAAAAGCAGGATGCAGTCTGAAACCTGGTCTTGGTTTTTCTGATACATAGTAATTTGCTTTTCTCAAATGGTAACCAATACCTGTATCAATTGGATCATATACGACCGGGCATACCAGATAATAGAACTTAGGCTGATATACCATAACCTGTCCATTTGAACCATCTTCCGCATAACTTTCATCACCAAACCAAGCACTGATAGTTCCATCATCAGCAACATTACATTTACGTCTGCCACCATACATGGAAAATCTGTCAAAGTCAGTGCCGGGTGTCAGGTTAGTGGCACCTGCCAGTCTCTTAAAAGTTTTATTCCTGTAATCTACCTGTAAACCAAGAATATCATCATCTGACAGTCCAAGATATGCTCTCAGGTCAGCAACCCCTGCCAGAATTTCCTGTGAATTAAAGTTTTCACCTCTCAACTCTTCAAGGTTTGATGCGGCTGAACTATTTTCACTCTGTAATGCCTGCAATGCATTGTTTCCAGTAGTCGTGGCAGTATCTAATGCAGTCTTTGCTGTATCAGCATTTTTGATACTGGTATCAAGATCTGATTTTTTGCCGGTACTTGTTTCAATACTCTTATCCAGATTATTTTTGGATGTGGCAGAATTGGTAATACTACCGTCCAGAGCTGTTTTTGCTTTTTCTGAATTTGATATGGACTGTTCTAATGCAGTCTTTGCTGTACTTGCTGCTTTATTCAGTTCTGTAATCTTATCAGATGTATGTTTATTAATCTGGTCTTCTGCTACGCTTTCTTTTTCTGTAATGTAGGACGCAATCTGACTTTTTGCTTCCTGAATAGATGCAGTCTGCTGATCTATCACAGCTTTGACTGCGGCATCTTTCGTTTTATTTATTGCTGTGTCTGCTTCGCTTTTCTTTTCTTCGACATGACTATCAAAAGCTGTCACGGTATTGTTGATGTTCTGTTCAGACTTAGCAGCGGCCTGTTTTGATGCTTCTGCGTTACTTGCAGACTGTTTTGCTTTTTCAGCGGCTTCGACAGCTGTATTCATGTTAGATGCCACAGTCTCCTGTTTCTGTGTTACATCTGACTGCATTTCTTCTACGGATGCTTTTGCAGCTTCTACCGCTGTCCTGTCTGCCGCAACCTGTGTTGCAGAATCTGCAAAATTAGCCAGCACCTGACCAAATTCTTCACGAGTTCCTGTGTAACCCTGTGCTACTGCATCAGCATAGGCAGTCACACATCCTAAATCTGTTTCTATCATGACATCATAACCCCCAATCTCCCTTTATCATTTATCTTAAAATCCAAACTCTGTACAATATTTTCTGTACGGGATAAATATAGATGTCCATCTTCCCGTATTTCCATACGACAGAAACCATTTTGTGTGGCAACCTGTTTTGCCTGATCTGCATAATACTTTGCATTGTCTTTATCCCGTTCTGGATAAAGTTTATGTCCATGCGCCCAGGATTCCGACTCGGTTGCTCTGGTATCTGCCATATGTGCAGCTTCTTTTGTCTGCCTTGTATATTCCCCAACAGCGGTCAATGTGTGGTGGAATAAATCAATGTCTTCGGGAATTTCAAATCCTTCAGGCTCTGGCCGTTTATTTACAAACATCATCACGGTATTTACAGTTTTTCCTGTTTCAGGTGTTGATAGATAAATATAAACAGTGATAGCTTGTCTCTGTTTAAGTGACTCGTTTGGAATATCAACATAAAACTTATTATTCTCGGTATAACCTGTTACAACTTTTGCTTCTTCCAATCCCTTCCAGAATAAATGAACCTCAAATACATCTGGGAGATTAAGTCCATTAATTTGTAATCTTTGACCATAATCATATTGCCAAAGTCCGTCTACTGTAATTTCTTCACCATAATTGGTGAAATCTGCAATCAGCATTACTTAACCACCCCTTTCAACATTTCCTCTAATTTGTTCAGTCTTTCGTTCAATGTGTTCACTGTATCTTCCAATGTATTAATTCTTTCATTCTGATTCTGAATAACTTTCATCATTGCCGGAATCATGGTTCTGTAATTCCAGTCTTCTATCTGCCCATCCTCATTGAATATTACTCCTTCAGGATATTGTTTATACACGTCTTCCGCATAGAATCCCGGCACTGGTTTGTCTTCAAATGAGTCTCCTTCTCTCAAATAACCTTTTTTATATTGAAACCATACCACTGGAACTTTAAGGAGTTTATCCGCTTCAGAGCTATCCATATTTCGAACATGGTTTTTGTATCTTTTTGAAGAAGACGACAACTTATATACGATATTACTCGCAATGCAAAGAGTTTGTCCCGATGAGACAGTAGTCAAGTTGATTAGTTTAAATTCGCCTGAACCGTCCGTGAATTCTCCAGATGATCTTTGAGTGTGTACCTGCATACCATATTTGACGCTCAGAGACTTTTTATCAGATGCTTCCGCAAGAGTTACATTGCCTAATTTGATAGTACCGCCTTTTATTTGCAATCCTACACTAGTGTTCATATTAAAATAATTTCCCGCGTCTTTATATACGCTAAATCCGTTTGTTCCTATGTATACACCTTGCGTAGTTGACGTCATGGAATTGCGGCCGCTGGTATGTATACTGGTAGACCCGACCACAAATCCGCCTATTTTTGCAACAATCGCATCAAGTGTATTCACGTCGATAAGATCGGCCGTTATGGTTTTAGACTTTATGTATTCGCCATTAATGTACAATTTCCCATCTGAGCCATAGGCTATAAGTTGACGATCGCCATTGTCAGTCAGAGCGTTAAAAACAGCTTCTCTTGTCACTTCCGCATCTGCAAGTACGGATACGCTCAACATCCCGAGGATGACTCCGGAAGAATTTCTGACAGTACATCTGATGGCAGTGGTTCTGTTAGTTATCCTATCCCATGTGGAGAATTTCATATCTATTCCCACGCCAGTTCCAGAAATAGCGTTCCATGTGCTTCCGTCTTCTGTATACTCAAACGTCCATCTACCGGAAATGTTTTGTTTTCTCTCCTCTGCTCCTGTCTGCGAATACAAATGAAACACCAGCGGAGAAGGCGAATAATCATATCCGCCAGAGCTGTTTGAACATCTTTTGATCGTTGTTGTTTCACATTCAAGGTAATAAACAGTGGCATCTTTTCCGTTCGTACCGTTCCCGCCAGCATACTGTTTTGCAAGATTAAAGCGCTTGGTTATTGTTATTCCATTATAAGTCGTTGAAAAATCAACCCATCCAATGTCTTCGGATAAGCTCTTTACGGAATAAGTGTGTGTACCTGAAGACCACGTGCCTGTTATGTTTTCTGTCGAGTACGATATAGCCGCTTCTGATGTAACATCCGATTCCCCATAAAAAACCTGTACTTTTACCTCGCATCTTGGAAAACTCGAATAGTTTCCATCCGCATTTACCGGAATTGCCTGATACTCACTTGATAACTGTATAACCAACGGAATTGCTTTCTTTATTTTTTCATCAATAGTATCTCCAGCAATATCTTCTACATCCTTGCCACCTATAGTAAGAGTTTTGGCGGCAATCATGACATTGCCATCATTATCAATATAAAATGTTGTTTTATTTTCCTTATCAGTGACACTCATGCCTTTTCCATTAATAAACTTACCGGCCAAAACGCCAGACAGGATATAGCTTGCATTTATATACAGTTCACCGTCCTGAATATAAATACCTTTGTTTTTTCCGTTATTGGTCAGTTTATTAAAAATTTCCGGTTGCCCTAAACTGGTATCATACTCATTAATCGCATTATCCACATCATCAGAATCCACATAAGACGGACTAATCCAGTCTGTCGAAACGAATGTACCGGATTGTCTGGGGGTTTTGCAGATTTTTATTTCACCTTTTCCATCAGTGGTAGAGGTAACCCACATATCACCCTCATCATATGGTGGTTTAGGTGTGACCAAAAACACGCGTCTTTTTCCATCTGCGGTATCTTGTGCTGTTGAAGCAGCATCAAGCGCAGCTTTTATATCAGGATCATCAAAGCTCTCCCAACTATAAACGCCTTCAATCTTGACGAAACGGAACATTTTCTTAGTAGTGGTATTATAGAAAATATCATCAATGTGTTTTTCCTTCGCATCCGTATCAGTCCAGTCTGACGCTGGCTTATTCGTAAGCGTAGGGTCATAGGAATCAAAATACTGTGTGTTTATATCCTTTATCTTATCCCCAACAACTGCATCAACATAATTCTTTGTTGATTCTTTCGCTATCTCTTCAAGAGTTTTCCCCCTCAATTGAAAAGAATTTGCTACAATATCCACACGCCCGGTTGCAGTGTCAGCTTTAAACATGATATTTCCATCAGAATCAAGGACGGTAAAAGCCCCGGTATTGATCCAATCCGCATTAATTCCAATACTGTTCAAGATCTTTGTTATCATGGTACCATCCACAAGTAAACCTGCGTTCCATGTTTTTCCACCGTTTGTACTTACCGCCCAACCTTTTCCATTAAGTTCAAACACAACCTGGGATTCTTCCAGTGTCTGATGGTCACACATATAATATACTTTGCTTCCATCATCCAGTGTTTTAATAACTGGATAAAGGCCCACTTGCTCTTTCATTGCCTTTTCCAGTTCTTCCATTGCTTTTTCCCATTCAGTTTTATTTTTGTTTAAATGTTTTTTCAGATCCTGATAAATCTTTGATGCTTCTGAAAATCTTTCGGCACTGTTACGCAGTGCTGATTCTGCGTCATTTGACATTTGATTATCTGCATCAATAGAAAATACAACGTTTGTAAAAAAAGTCTTATATGACTTTAATTTACGGTCATATACTATTGCCCCGTCCCCTGCTTCAATCGTAGGGTCTTGCAATGAACTGACAGTCATTGGTCTGAACCTCAATCCAACAACACGTCCACCAACCATTGACGCAATTTCAGCTGCATTATCCTTATTGATAAATTTATTGCTGTCGATAACAACTGCATACCCATCTGAGCCAGACTGAAAAGTTACCTGATTAGAATTTTCATCTTCAGTTACGATTCTTACACATGTAATTACAACATCATCCATGTCAACGTTTACATCCGTGACAACATTTGTCTGTAAGGTATGTATATTCCTACCAGCGGACAGATCTGACATATTGTACCAACCAGCTGACAACTGACCACTTTTATTACATTTCCAAAAATGCCCTGAAATCTGGCCAACCCACGTCAAAACATCACGGAATGTCATAGTGTTATCATCTGGTTTTTTCTGAATCACATAATTGTAATACTCAAACTGTAGAGAATCTGTTGCTAAAGTCACACCGCAGCACCTACATGCATCCTGTACAATCTGTAATAGCGTTGCAGGATATATAAGATTACTCTTGCTGTAATTAACATCAAATTTATGCATGTTGTCCAAGCATTCCAGCGTAATGATATCGCCATCATAGCTTGTATCATTTACTGTAAACACGCCCTTAGAGACAGCTTCAGTCTTACCAGATAAACTCAATGACACTTTTATATTTGAGATTTCAGCACCTGTAAAATCGTACTCAGTAAAATCATCATACATGTTGTTCAGTCTTAATGTGAACTTCTGAACTATTGCTGAACCTATATCAAAACCGCCCGTACTAGATGTAGAATCATTAATTACAAAACCATTATCCCACAGTTGGCTGTCGTCAATGGGGATTGACTTACCAGATGCTAATGTAATTGTACAGGATCCTGAAAAATTTCTGTTATCATTTTCTAATGCTGCTTTGAATGCGGCTGATACATTAATCATTTTTATTACCTCTCAATCACATCAAAATCAAGTGTGGAATAACGCTCATGACCTTTCGCCCACCATTTCACATTTGCTTCCATATCACCTGTATAAAACTCTGTTGTTACATCAGTACCAGCTAAGGGATCCCAGTAAGTTACCATTATATATTCTGGATCAAATGCAACAAGAATCTGGTGTATCTGTTCCTTTGTCAGGTTTACCCAGCCAAGGCCCAGGGTGCGTTTTTTCGCAACCCTGTTCTTGTGCATCTTAACATCCTGCGTTCTTCCTGCATTTTTCGCAGAAACATCTGATTTCTTCCATTTGAACTTCGAAACTTCTTTGGGCAGTGTCACACCGCCCACTTTTATTACAATATTGTCCATGTGACACCCCCTGTTAAATTGTTTCAGTTACCGCAAAACGGTAATCATATTTCTTCTTGCCTTTACGGACCACCTTATATAGTGTTTCGCTGTCAGCTTTCAGTGTAAATTCAAGAGTAACTTCTTTTTCAGAATCATCCCTTTCAAGGATTCCGCTGGCATTGAACGCATCAAGTACAGCTTCAAATACACCATTCTTGATACCGTCAACGATCTGGTTATTGTTGGCTACTGCGTTTCGGTTTCCCATCTTACCGACCATCTCAGGTCCTGCTTCGTTTGCAATGAATAACTGTCCCATTTCCGGGAAACCACCCTTTGCGTACCATTGCAAATTAAAACGTGGTAATGAAAATGAGAAATTACCAATACGGATGCTTCCACCTGTCCAGTCCCAACCAATGTGTGGCATAGGAATATGAACACTTGAAAATCCGTTTGCAAAGTTCTGAATGATATTTGATCCTACATCAAACAGGTTTGGAATAGCATTCCTGATTGTCTCAGGAAGTGTACCAAGAACACTGGTGAATGTAGAAACTTTTTCATTAAATCCATCTTTCAGGCCGGAAACAATGTCAGAACCTTTTTGTAAGACTTTGTTCTTGATGTTTCCAATTGCTTTCAGTACTTTACCCGGAATTTCTTTAATATAATTCAGGAACTTACTGATATTATCTTTCACACCTTTCAATAAGCCATCAATGATATATCCACCCTGTTCAGCCATAACGGTTGACGGTGAATGAATACCAAATGCAGCTGTAAAACCTTTCATGAATGGTGTAAAAATATGATCTTTTATCCACTCTGCAATGCCAACAACAGCATCCTTGATACCTTTAAAGATTCCTTTGACAACATTTCCACCACATTCTTCAATTTTCTTTTGGAAATATTTCTGTGCCCCAGATACTGCATCAGAAAGAAGTCCACCAAAAAATGCAGATAATCCGCCAAATGCAGCGCCAATAAGTTCAAAGAATCCGTCAGCTATGCCGTTCCAGTCAATAGCAGCTAAACCATCACGAACTTTTTCACCAATTGTCCACCAGTCAATGCCCTCAATCGCAGCTATGCCAAAATCAAAAACACCTTTGATTCCATCTGATATAGTTTGTCCTAAATTGACAAAATCAATGGTATTTACTGCATTATTGACAAAATCTGCAAGTGCTGTACCAGCACCTGTCCAATCGAAGTTATTGATAGCGGTATGGAAGAAGTCCAGAATGGTATTGATGCCATTACCGAACGACTGACCAACTAACGCCCAGTCAGTTGTTTGAATGAAGCTGTTTAGTGTATCAGTAATTCCTGTTGCAATATTGCGTACAGTTTCCTGTATCAGGTTCCAGTCCAGACCACCCAGCGCACCATTGATACCGTTACCAATTGCTTTCCCAAGGCTATCCCAGTGGAAATTTTCGGCAAACGTATTTGCCATACCGAAGGCGGTGTTGATGCCTTGAGCAAGGGTATTACCAACCAGTTTCCAGTCAACTGTTTCAAGAAAACCGTTCAGAAAAGTGGCAACACTCTTTGCAATCTTGTTGCAGGTGTTCTTGATCTTATCCCATGGGATGCTGTTCAGTGCGGCATTCAGTTTATTACCGACCATAGCACCGATTTCTGTAAAATCAGCATTCTTCCATGCCTGTTTAATCATGTCGGCAATCCCTTTAATCTTTGAAGGAATGCTTTCAGTCTCAAACATATCTGAAGGTGACAGACCACCTGTATCAGCTATTCCACTGTTACTGTCAGAACTGCTGTTATCATCCATCTTATTGATCTGGTCAAAACTCAGAATGGTACGTTTCAATTCCTCATTTGCTTTTTTGGCATTTTTAGCTGAATTGGCATTACTGTTCAGGCTCTTGGCGTAATCCTGCTGAACTTTTTTCGCTTTAATGTAAGTTGTTTTACCTGTTAATGCACTCGTCAACTGACCAAATGTATTAACTACAGAAATAATCTTCTGGATCAGTGTATTCAGAATAGGTGCGATCACATTCAAAATAGGTGCAAATGCTGCCGCAAATGCATTCTTTAACTGCGTCAGGGAAGACATCAGCATTGAAATACTGTTATTTGTCTCACCACTGTACTGTGCCAGGTTTTTGAATCCATCTACTAACGCACTTCTCAGCTTGTTCACCAAAGCAAAAAGTGACCTGATACCGAACGCATATTTGAGAATGTTTTTTAATCCACCGCCTAGTCCACCAGATGCTGATTTTGTTGCACCTGTGAACCTTCGTAAAATAGGAATACCGCTTGTAAACTTCTGTATGAGTGCGGCGAATGCACCAGATGTTCTTTTAATGACCGTGGTTACCTTTGTCAGTGCAGACGCTGTACCACTAATAATCTTTTTCAAACCACCCCAGCCCTTTTGAGCAGCATTCAGTCCCAAATTTCCAAGACCTAACGCACCTTTACCAATTCCTTTAAAGATTTCTTTCGGTATAGAATAGCCCCTTGTAAACGCAGTACCATTTGACTGCATTTCAGCCATTTCATTTTTGTACCCTTCAATCTCATTTTTGGCTCCCTGAATGTCATACTGTAATGACTTCCACGCTGAACTGTTCTTTTTCACACCAATTGCTTCGTACTTTTCCTGTTTTGCAATCAAAGAACTAAGCGTACCTTCTGCCTTTTTCATACCGGACTGCAATTCCTGAAAGTCCTGTGTAGGTACTTTTATTCCGGGCTTCACCTGACATTTAGTAATCGCCTGTTTCATTTTCTGGAACACAGAAACCTGCTTTTTCACTGACTCTGTTGCATCATCCATTTTCATAGCCTGTTTGACTTTTGATATTTCAGACTTAACAGAATCACTGACATTTTTAGTCACTTTCTGGGCTTTTTCCATCTCTTTCTTGTAAGAAGCTGTGGATGCTTCCAGAATGACTTTCAGTTTTGCAAGTGTATCACCCATACATTTTCACCCCCTTCCCGACAATAAAATAAGCAGGGTTACATTCCCTGCTGCCTTCGTCTGTTAAATTCATCAGCCCACCGTCTGCGCTTGTCCCTATAATCGGCAAGTTCTGCTTCCAGCTTCTGATGTTCATAATTTTCTTTATCTTCTTTGAATGTTTGTGGGTAAAAATCCCATGGATTACAAAGTTCAGCCTTTTCATTGAACAAGGTTGAAAGGTTCAGTGCCAGAGCCTTTGACAGAATAAAGTTATCACTGATCTGCTGTTTCCTATCTCTTGCTCTGCATCTGACATAACTCTCCATCATATCCATGATTTCATTTAAAGTGGAATCCCAAAATAATTCAGGCCGTATTCCACAATCTAATGCATCCGGGTAAATCGCCCACAAATATTCGCTTGTAGTTGTTACAGTTCTTCGTCTGTTGCTTCCAGAATTTCCGCTGCCATCTTCGGCGTAAAAAAACCGGATACCGCCAGAGTCGGAATCACAACATTTTTGTACAGATCAATCTGACTTCCGCCCTCTTCAACATATTTGTCAAACAGGTTCAGAATATCATCATACTTAACCCCATGTTCCCACGGAAGCATTGCTGCCTGGATGATAGTAAGCATTACAGATAATGCCGGCATATCATCCACCAGATGCATGATATTACACTTGTATTTATTTTCCAGCTTTTCAATATTAGATGCTTTAAGTTTCAGACAGTAATCTCTGCCACCAACAGTCCAGTAATGAAAAGGCTTTCTTTTCTTCTTTGCTTCATTCAAATCTACAACTTTTGTTTCTTCCTGATTTTTTACTTCTTCATCTAAACCGCCCATGTTATATCCTCCTGAATTTTTTATAAAAGACCCGGCATTATGCCGGGTCTGTGTAAGTAATATCTGTCTGTACAGTCATGGTTACCTCAAATTCAATTACACCATTGACACCGCCGCCTGTACGTTTTACGGACACTGTAGCACCAAAATCCAGAGTTGTTTTATCTGGATCAGTTTCTCTGAAATACAGTACTGTTCCATCCTGATCTGCTTTTCTCAGTGTACGATAAGGACTGTCTGCTTTCGTGTTGTCATATTTAAACTTATATGTCATTTCAGGCAGATCACCGATACCTTTTTCATACACTTTATGCTTATCTGTCAGAACTGTATTATCTACTTTTTCAGGATCTGTTCCAACATCCGGGATTTCCTTCAGTCCTGGTAAGTCAGTATAGGATGTAGAACTGCCAGAAGGGGCTGTCTTAGAGTAACCCAGTTTTGTACCATTTGCTAACATTTATCTTCACCTCTTTCTTAATTCCAGTACACTATGTCGGAACTCATATCAATGATTCCCTCATAGCGCATTACTTTATGTTTCAATCCGCTTGGATCTGGTGCATCACCGCAATAGGTTCTCACCAGACCTAAAGCAGAAACCGCAGCATCAACTGCAAGGGCTGTATCAGATGTGTTCTGATTGTGCCATATATCAATCTTGTATGATACTTTAGCCTTCTGTTCAGCATTGTCAGTACGTTCCCACACACTGTTATTTTCTTCTACATACTGAATTGTTGGGAAGTTCGCCCAGTCTTTCGGATATGTGTCTGATACATTCTCAGTAACAGTGAGAAGTGCTGAATATACCTGATCTTTTACATTTTTCATCTTGTCACCTTTTTCAAATCTTTTTCGAGTGCCGCTTTAATTTCCTGTGTCACATCATCCTTCAATTCTGCAAAAGCAGGGTACATGAAAGGCTGCGCAACCTGACCTTTTGTATAATATCCAATGACTTCTCCGTCTTTCCCTTTTGCGATACCAAAACCATACTGCTCGGCATCATCTGGTGACATTGCATCAGCTGGTATCATCCAACCCGACTGGGAATATACAGGGTCAACGTCCGGGGATATACCGTTGTGATGCGCTTGTCCTGTGGGGCCAGTACCAAACTCAACATAAGGTGCATACTCTGAATTGGTGTATATCTCACTGTGAATCAAGTCTTCCTGTCGTTCTGTACTAACATGGATTGACTGTCTTAATGATCCACCCCCGGAACCGTACCTTCTGACAGGACATAATTCTTTAGCTTGTGCCTGAATGCGTAAAGCCTGTTCGTGTACTTTTGACTGTAAACCGCCTTCAGCCATATCAACAAGCCCTGAAAATTTCTGCATCAGATCATCACTCATATCTTCTCCAACTCCATCTTTAGTTGTCGGTAAGGTTTAATTGCAATGATCCGGTAATCTGGATCAGATTCTTCATCAGTAAAAATACAGATTCCATCCTGTTCTCTGAAAACCAAATCATTACCGAAATCAAAAGAAGCACCCTGTTTTTCCTTTATAATCTGATACGCACCATCAAGTTTTAGGTTCAGTATATAGTTCAGTCTATCTCCATATTGCTGAACCTGCACTTTACCAGATGCAGGCCACTGTTCCCCTACAAAGGGGACCCCTGTTCCCCATTCTTCTGTTGAACACCCCTCTTTATCTTTCTTTGAGATTCTCTTTTTCAGATAAAATGTGTTTAGTCTACTTCTTTTTATTCTCATAAACCTTACCACCTACCCGGCAAATACGATAACGATTAAGGGTGTCAAAAATCTGCTTCGGTGCGTCATTGAAGTTATAGGTTTCTCCACCCTCTGACCTACTGTTTTCACCCTCTGTCCCCATACGATTTAGAGCAATCACGGCAAGATCACGAACAGGCTTTTCAAGTGGCTGTATGATTTTTGTACGCATTGTATAAGCCAATACGAAAGATTCTGCATCATCAAGAAGAACAGCAATCAGTTCTTCATCCTGTTCACCTGTCAACTTCTCTACAATACGCACATCAGACGGTCTTACCATCCGCATTCACCCCATTTTCTGTTTTTCCTTTTCTTTTTGGTTTGGAATCAGTTACAACAGGGACTTTTGACCAGCCATCTAATAACAGCTGGTCAATAATTCCCTGTGAATCATCATCAATGATTCTTTCAACATTTTCCTTAATCAGAATCATTTACATCCCCTCACTCAGCGTCTTTGATTGATACAAATACAGAATCAATCTTGTTTTCAAGCACCCACAGATCATGATGTCTACGATAATTCATCTTCCAAGCATCTGCATCCTGGTTCTGATCCGGTGTAAAGATTTTCATTTTGTCCTGTTTTGTTACCGCAATCGGTGTAGTTCTTGCAGTAACGATAAAGTTGATGTCTTTTGCAGTAGTGCCTTTGACATAACCACCTGCTTCCTGACCTTTTGTTTTACCGTCATACAGGGTAATTGCAGAATACATTCTGTTTGACGGTACAGAAATAAATGGTACACCGTCAATAGATGGTACCTGCGTATTGATTCCACCCTGAGAAAATGTCATTGCTGTAATCTTACCAGCGAGTTCCAGTTCCAATTCAGTAATGAAATCAGAGGTTGCCATAATAACGAGCGGACCATTGTATCCGCAATCACGAACAGCCTTGATACCTTCTTTTGCTTTTCTGAGGGCAGATGTGTTTGCTGCTCCAGGTGTATAACCATAAGTTACCATACCTGCTTTTTTTGCAGTGACCGCAGTAGATGCCAACTTAGAAATACGGTATGCATCAATCTCAGGTACCACATGCACTCTCTGAAATTCTCCCATAACCGCAGCGGCAGTTGTCACAAAACCAGTTTCGTCAATATCCATTGCGTCAAGCTGGAATTTACGTCCTCTGTCCTGTGTCATTGTGAGTGTTTCGTATGCCATAGTAGCACCACCCATAACATACCCGTTGTCACGGTCATAGTTTGCGAGTCCCTGAACAGACAGTTTCGGAATCTTTACTTCTTTACCGCCGTTGTAAATAACCTGTCCTGAATTGGCATCCATCCAACCAGTCACAGCTTCCTGTACAGCTAACTTGTCAAGAGTACGCTGAAACAGGGTTTCAGTTGCTAATGTATTAATAGCCATATATGTTCACCTATCCTTTTTTCTTTAATATCCACGCATTAATGTTTCAATCTGCGTTTCCAGTTCTTTGTTACCTTCTGGTGCTTTTTTCTGAGGGTCACCGCCCTTTAATTTTTCCTGAACAGCTGCTTCAACAGCTTCCTGAAAAATCTTTTCGACAGTAGCAATAGATTTATTGCAGCTGTCAGCATCTGTATATACCAGCAGATCAGCAAGGGAAGCAGGAAGTTTCTTTTCTGCAAGTGTGTTTTTAGCTTCTGCCTTCAACTCACCCTTTGTAATAGCGGCTTCTCTGTCTGCAAGTTCTTTTTCTTTTTTCTGCTGCATATACTGCGCCTTTTCATCTTTGTTCATTTTCGCCAGCTTTTCAGCTTCTGACAACTTATCGTTTGTCAGGGCTTCCCATTTTTCCTGTGCTTTCTGAACAGCAGTATGAATTGCTTTGTTGACTCTTCTGTCAAATTCTGCCTGGTTCCCTTCCCCTTTCAGGAAATCATCAAATGACTGTGGTTTATCATCACCAGACACACCACTATCATCACCTTCACCGCTACCGGATCCACCGCCGTTACCAGAATCATCACCGGAACCAGCACCATCTCCTTCTGCGAAAAGCTGTAAATTCATAGGAACCTTGCATCTGCACTGTGTAAGTGCTCTAAAAACTTTATTTCTCATATTTATCCTTTCCGCCCAACCTATTCCCGTGATGGGCCTGGGTCATTCGTCTTAGATTTACAGTTCTTTAACGTCTGCTGAAAAAGACAAAATAAAAAGACCTTTCGGTCTTTATTTCTCTACTGCTTTATTTTCCACTGCTTTTGCTGTGGTTGTTTTCTCTGTTACAATTTCAACCATTCCTTCAGCCACAAGGTGTTTTGCTCTTTCTTCTGATACTTCCCAAACTTCATCAGGAAAACGCTGCATCTTGTCAACTGGCTGAGTCACATCATTAAATCTCTGAATACATTTAACTTTTACCACTGGTTTTTCCCCTTTCTGTTATTTTGCAAATACCCAATCTTCTGCAAGCATATCAGCCTGTGACGCTAACCATCCCATCTGCACACCGGATGTTCCGACAAAAGCCACTGCCATGTTTCCAATTGTGTCATGTTCACAATTTACAATTTCACCATCAGCAGTTTTATATGAGATTCCCGTAGCAAGCTGAATGTACTGTTTCTTTCCATTCCAACCTTTTCTTGCTACATTCATACCTCTTTTCAGATACTTAATTGCTTCCCCAAATGAAAATGTTGCTTCTCCACCAAGTTCAGGGCAGTTCTGGTTATCTGCAATTACCCAATCATCACATGCAACATTAGAAAAGGTGTAATCTACCACCTGTGTTTCTCTAATGTCCATTTCTTCTCCATCCTTCGTGTGCATGATAATTGTCTTTTTCTCTGGATCCCAGAACCAAAATCCACCCCAACTAGGAAGTTTTACTTTTGCACCCTGTTTCATACACTCAAATGCTTCTGAAAATTTCATTATTGTTTTTTCCTTTCTCTATAATCTTTCTTCAACAGCTCCCACTTCTCAGGCTCCTGGTATTTTAGTTTCTGGAACCCTGTGAATGATGCAGGTACACCGTCAATACCTGATTTCTTATACTTCTGATATTGCGCTTGGTCAGAAGCCTTATTTTGTATTGCCTTTTCCTGCCCTTTCGCCTTCGGGTTGTCTTTTACATATTTTTTATACCATTCCTCATAAGTCATGGAAGCTGGAACAAGTTCAGTTCTGCCCGTTTCCGGGTTCAGTGCTCGTCTTTTCAGTTTTTTTATATCATCCTCTGATATGACTGCAATAGTGGTACTCCTGCACCACGGATGCATAGGTGGGTAATTCTTTCCAACCTGTCTGTCCTTCAGGAAAAACCTTTTCCCATCCAATGACCGACATATCTCAGATGTACGCAAGTCCAAGGTTGCAAGAAACTGATACTTTTGCAGATCACATTCTTCATATGCTTCTGCATTCAGTTCCCCAGAAACAAACGCTGCTTCTGTGCGAACCAAACGCCTTGCTTCAAAAATCCCCTGGTCAAATTTATTTGCAATAATTTTCACGGCTTCATTTTCAGGCCGCCCAGTAATCAGATCAATCAGTAGTTCTTCTTTAATTGCTTTTGTCAGTGTTTTGCTATTCTTCCATAGGCGTTCAGAATAATGCTTTCCACTCCAAGGCATAGAAATGACTTTATCAATCTGTTTCTTGTCTATATGAGCAAAACTGAAAGCATATGACGTATTGTGCTGTATCTCATAAATCTGTCTGTAATAAGAATCATTCGCCAGATCCACAAAAAAATCACCAGCAAGTATTTTTTCCTGCTGGTAAACATTGTTCATCACAATATCAAGCTGATTCTGTATCTGTCTTAATCGGTCAATTCTGAACTGGTACGCTGGTGCATCCAGCTGTGCCAGTATTTCCCGGTTCCTACCATCCTGCTCTAACAGCCTTTTCAATTCTTCCAGTGATGAAGAATCCTGTAACTGACTAATCAGCCGCCTTGCTTCTGCTTCTGTTAAACCGTGACTGTTCTGATACCTGTCAAATATCTTTCTTGACTCATATATCAGCCATTTAGACGCTTTTCTATACAACGTGGCTATTTCATCCGCTGTCTGTTCAGCATCAGTCATATGATGATATATGAGATAATTCGCCCTATTTATCCAGTATTGTTCATTATTCATTTACCTTTCCATCTTTCTTTTTGGAATCCTTTTCATCATCCTGACTGTTATCAGGTTTATCACCAGAATCAGATGTATCTGTATCATCCGGCGGTGTGTTTGCCGTCATAGAAAACATTTCCTGCTGCCGTTTCAAATCATCCTCTGCTTCTTTCTCCACAGTTCTCAATTCTTCCTCTGGATCATCTACAAAAGGAATCTGGGCCAGTAACGTTTTCTTTCCAACCTTACCCCACAGATTAGATACAATCTGACTGATCTCTAGCAGGTTTTTCGGTAATGCCCTGGTGAAGGTGGGTACAATACCAGCCACATCAAAATTGATTCCCTTATTTGCGTAAAAATTAGCAAATATTCTCAGTCTCTTTCTCAGACCCTTTTTGTAATACCGGGTCTTAATCTTGGTTATGTTCTCCATCCCCAGCAGCTTAAATTCCATAGCCACCCCGGAAACATTGCCGCCAAAACTCTCATCTGACATACAGGGAATATGTGAAAACTTGTGTATATCCTGCTCAATTGCTTTTTTCAGTATCTCCACACCGTTTTCATCAAAGGTTCTTGTCAGATACTCTGCTTTCGTACCGTCAGGCAGTTCCAGAATCTTCTTTTTCTTCAGTTCTTTCTGTGCTTCGTCAGCAGAATCACTGATCTTGTTCCCCTCTTCATCATACTCATCACCATCTGATAACAGTGTCCCATATATGGCAAGGATAGCATCAATAAACTGTTCCTTGTCCGTTACACGGTCACTCATCAATGCGTTGTATGCATCAATCAATGGTATCTGTAACTCAAAGTCACCCAGCCCCATCTTATTGTTTAGGTACTCAATGATGGGGACTTCACCTTTGTAATGTGGTTCACCCTGTTCATAGGTGGGTTGAATACCATCAACGTTCTGAATATTCAGAATGTACTTGTAATGTTCCGTAACCACAGTTGCAATATACTTTGTATCTGTCCGGTCAGAAGCATCACGTTTTGCATAGTAATATACAGCAAATAATTCATTCTGCTCAATCGTATCATCATACACAACAAAGGTATTCGCTGGTGACAGGTTTTTTATCATCAGATCTGTTTCATCCTTTTTGGTGTAAATGTATTCATAAGCCCTGCCGAAAATAGATAAATCCAGACCATTGTCACCGTCAGCTTCATCTGCCCCAGCGTATTCTAACTTATCCGTCAGGTCTGTAATATCTGTCTGTGCCTTATATGTAACCGGGTTACCGATAAAGTATGAACTGGCAGTATCAGAAATATCTTTTGCGTGATTACATACCAATTTGTTTTCCCGGTTCTTATCGTTCAGAATCTTGTGTTTTCCCTCATAGTAATCTTCAAGAGTAATCAGGTGATCCACAAAACTCCTGTGCTTCAGTATCAGGTGCCGGATAACCTGCTTATCAATACTCAATTCATTCCAGTTCTCAGCTGGTAATGTAAATACATGCATAACTATCAACCTTTCATAGTTTTCAGCTTTGCCAGCTGATTACTCAAAATCGTATAAACAAAGTACCTGACAGCATCCATTGCGTGATCGTGCTGTTTCACTGGTTTATCTTCTCCCCTGTCTGCTGCCTTTTCATCCCAGATGTATGATTGAAACTCAGCAATAGTATTTTCACAACTGTCACAGAAGAACAGTTTTTTAAGGTTCAGCAGTGTAGCAACCAACCTGATACCATCCAGTACATCATTTCTTGCTTTCAGTACTTTATATTTTCGTTTTCTCAGTTCCGCAATAAAAGAAGCAGCTGATGGATCCACAATCATTGCCCTGATTTTGGTATCACCTAGCCACTTTTTCAAGTCTTCTGCATATTCTGCATCAGTTTTCTGTTTTGACTTGTCACGTCCTGAATAGTAATATTCCCGGATGCAGTACCAATTCCCATCAGTGGATTTATTCCACAGCAGAAATACAGTAGCATTCTGGGTACCATAGTCACATGACACATATCTGCATGAAGGATTATTTATCAGTTTACCTTTTATTTCATCATATTTGACAATATGTTCATCTTCACTGAACATATCATAAATAATTCCCTCAGCAACAGCCCATAACCCGAGGATGTACCGCTTGTAAAACACCCCAGTGTACATGCTCCTGTATCTTGTCTTGATTTTCTCAGACAATGACAGGTTATCATCCATTGTAAAATGCAGATACAGGATGTTCTTTTCCTTGCATTTGTTAATCCAGTTCTGTTTGAACCAATGATACGGGCCGTCAGGGTTACAGTTGAACCACATCTTTGAGCCATCAACCGAACAACGTCCAGTAGCCTGATTGACAAATGATTCCGGCATCAATGCCACTTCATCAAAGAACACACCGGCCAATGTGATACCCTGCACCAGATCCTGTGATCTTTCATCTTTACCACCGAAGATATAATAAAAGTTTTCTACATCCCCACGACTGACTACCAGAAGGTTATCAGCCCTGTGATCCGTAACAGAATAACCCCTGCTTCTCAACATCAGCTTCAGCCAGAACAGCACATTTCGCCTGAATGATCCGATAGTCTTACCACACATACCGAAGTTCTGCCCGTCAAAATTGGACATTGACCACATGACAAAGGATAAGCACATTGATATTGTCTTTCCTGATCTAATAGCACCATCTGCAATTATTCCATCTGCATCTTTTACAGGTGAGTTATCACACCACCAATTCAATACCTTGCGCTGTTTCTTTGAGAATGGCTGAAACTTAAATACCTGTTTCTTCATCATTCCAATCCTCAGCAGCAGAAGAATTTAATGCTTCCAGGAATCCATCATCCGCTGTTTCTTCAACATCATTCAGTTGGGCTTTTGCTTTCATTGACTGGATCCTTGTCTTCTGTTCTTCAGTAGCCAGTTCCCAGTTAGCATGAAGCATTTCATCATACTGTTTTATCATGCGGCTTAATTCAGCCTGCGCCCTTGCCTGTGCCTTTAAGAAATTATTCTGCTTGTCCCATGCTTCCTGTACTTCCCAACGTTCCTCTGATACAGTCTCACCATCTTTCTCACCAATCTTGTTGATGGTTCTATCTTGGTGATCCTTAACATAAGCTATCCGCTGTGCTCTCACAATGGCAGCATATGCAATCTGTATCTGGTGCCACAACAGGTCCAGCGGATCTGCATGTTCAATTGCGTCAAAAATCTCTTTCGTCTCATCCGGCAAGTATTTTGAAAAGAATCCATACTTCTCAGCTTTCTTGTTTCCCGGTGGTCCACCGACTGCATTTTTATTTCCCGGCTGACCACCTTTTTTTCTTTCCGAACGTTCGCTTTTTTTATCCGAACGTTCACTATCCCATTTATGGGTACATTTCCATCGTCGAACCGTTCCTTCTGGAACTCCAAGTTGTTTGGATATATCTATTAATTTCAGACCTTTTTCATATAATTCTTTAGCTTGTTCTATTCTCTGATCTGGTGCTCTTGCCAAGCCCCACCACCTCTCATTCGTCGGTTTTGTATATCGAAAAGTCCGGGAAGCTGTAAAGGAGTAAACAGCTATATTTCCCGGACAAAGTAAAAAGCACATCCCCATGACAAAAGGATATGCTTCATGTCTGATTGAACAGTCTACACAATATCAGCTTTCCTGACTCATATTCAAGTCAAATCAGACTGCTTTTATATCAACTCTGACTCAGATTATGCCATTTATTTTCAGATGTAACCAGTTTTGTAACCAATTGTAACTCGTTTGTAACTCATTTTACACTAATCAGTTACACTCTCAGCCCTTGATTTTACTGGGTTTCCGACATTTTTGTAACTAATGTAACTAATTTTTACTATATACTATTATATATATTATTTTTATTACTTCTTACTGATATACATTATATAAAAAAATAATATAATAAGAACATTGAAAAAATGAGTTACATTAGTTACATCCAGTAAAATCAAGGGATAAATGAGTTACAAAACCAGTTACAAACTAGTTACAAACGCCCAAACTAGTTACAAAAACATAAAAACAGAGGGTCAGCACTACACCAACCCTCAATGTTTGTCATACATCTGCATTTATTTCCTGCTCATACATCTGATAAAATTCGTTCAGTGCCGCTCCATGAATATGAAATAAATATCTCACATTGTAATTCATATCATCAGATATCTGGTTCCAGCTTTTCAGTTCAACATATCTTTCATATAAAACAGAGATATGTACATCATCCGGTAACTCATTAATCTGTTCACAAATTCTTATCTTCAGTCCAACCAGATCATCAATTTTATTATTGATTTCATCCTCTTTTTCTGAAATCTTTGCAAACAGTTCTTCATAACGACTACTTCCAGATTTACTGGTCTGCACTTTTTCACCAGTACCAGGACTGCCAATAGTATACAGCATACCTTTTAAGTTTTCTTTCTGCCGTATCATTCTGTTTATGGCTGCATCTTTCTCCCTGATCTGGTTCAGATACTCTTTTGCGGTCATTCCACAACACCTCTTTCCTACTTAAAGATACGCCCTGATTTCTTATGTCTCAGTGTGACACGTCCGACAATCTCAAATCCTGCCAGATCAAGCAGCAGTCTGAACGACTGCATAACCTTATGGTTCAGCTTATCAATTTCCTGCTCCTGTTTCTTGGCAGATCCCATTGCAACACCTGCCGTCGGATCCGAATAACCCTCACTGTTCTTATAACTCATTCTCATCATCCCCCAACTCATTAACTTCTCCAATATTATCTGCTTCAGCTACGATAAGGGCTGTTAAGAACACCCCCATTGTAAGTCCACTGATGAAACACAATGCCCCAATAATAAAGTACCCCACATTATCTCCCCTTTCCGTGACCTCTGAGAAAATGATCCAGTAATCTGTCACGCCAATCTTCTCTATGTTTTTCACAGGAATCCTCATCATCTACTAAGATTCCCTTGCGATCACAAAAACCATCTTCGTTGTCAATACATGTCCGACATGTCTTATCAATCATATCTTTATCACTCCCTTACAAATATCTTTCTGACCGTGTTATCTATTCTGCTGGATATAATTTCAAGGTGAAGTCTTTTCTTGATCTGCTTACTGAATACAATCTTACCCATAGGCTGCATGTTATTATCTGCACAGAATACCTGATACCGTTTATATACGTCTGCTGTTGCTTCGTTCTCAATACTTTCAATGCCATTATCTTCAATGAATGCTTTAATAGGGTTGTTCTCATTTTCGTATTCATCCAACTGCTGCTGAACTTTTTTCGATTTAGTGAAACCATTATTTTCAATGATTCTCTTCAGTCCCTCAATACCAATCTTAATCATGTATTCTACTGAACTTTGTTCATTCAGTTCATACTTAATATAAGGACGGAATTTAGGGTCAATTGTAACTCCATCTTCCAGATACTTTGAGAATCTGGCATTAAATGGGATAATAACTAAACGTCTGAGAACTGCGCCAGTTTTGTCTTTCATTCTTGGAATATCATTGGCACTGAACAGTAGCTTTGTATATGGGTTAAATTCAAACGGATCCTGACCTTTTCTTTCAGCCTTGATTCTGTCACCAGTAACAATTTTCTTAAATACTGCCACCTGAGAACCTTGCAAGAAATCATCACCGATATCATCACCTAAATTTGCCAGCTTTCCGAATATCATAGATGTACTGAACCTGTCCCCCAGTTCTTTCAGATCCAATGCAGATGTGTTTGCTTCACCAAGAATTGTTCTTATGCAGCTTATAAATGTAGACTTTCCATTTGCTTTATCACCAGTAAGCATAAACGCCTGTCCTAATTCATTCTTTCTGTAAAAGCAATAACCAATAACTTCTTCCAGCAACATCCTGATAACCGAATCATTACAGGCAAGCCTGTTCAATGTATCATCTGCCAGTTCATTGTAAGCATCCGGGTTATAGTCCCACGGTATCTTATTTGTAATAACCAAATCAGAAGTAAACGGTTGCATCTGATCTGTAACAATATCGTAAATACCGTTCTGGAACGCTATATAACGGGCATCTGCTGCCGTTTTTTCTTCGGCTATTAATTCTAACAAGTCTAACACTTCCCGGCGTTGCGTCTTCTTCAGGTTCGGTATCTGCTGGATCATCACCTTCTCAATCTCCCGGTACCCTACCTGATAGATTCCATCTTCATATACATGAAGCTGACCATTGATTCTGACTACATTACAGTTACTTTTTAACCAATCTGCAAAACGTTCAAATAAAAATGTAGTACCGTTGAAGAACACAGGTTTCTGAAAGGCTTCATCCCTAAGGATCACTTCCAGTTCTTCATCAGAAAGTGATTCTTTCAGGACGTATTTATTCAGGATCCTGATAGCTTCCCGTGTTTCATCCACCGTAAAACCATTTGCTGTAAGTGTCAGAATGTAGTTGAACAGTGCCTGATTCCTACCATCTCCTGCATCCATATCAATAAAATCAGTGGCAGCCTTTACAGGAAGCATCCATTTCGGTAACTCTTGATATGTACCACCTTCTTCAATATCCCATTCAATGAAACGTTCTTCACCGTTGATCTTGATAACCTCATATGATGTTCTGGTTCCACATTTGATGTCTGCTGTCAGCCCAATAGCAAGCGGTACATGTGTGTGGTTCCTTGTTACCTGATGATTTTTGAACAGGAAGTGCTTTCCTCTGGTAGTCTGGTATACTCTGCAATCAAGCTGATAGTCTTCAACAATATCCATCATGATTTCTGACTGTTCATAATCATCAATGTCTATCAGGATAGTGTCATTTTCCAGAACGCCCCCGAAACCGGGAAGATTCCTCACCTGCTCATAAGTCTTAAACCTGGTCTTATTCTTAAATTTTTCAACTGCTGCTTTTCCTTTGGTTTCAATATATCCTTTATAGAGCATCCATCAACCACCTACTTGTCCCATTCTTTGATACATTGCGTATGTATAAAAATCTCAGTCCCACGCTTTGTTTTTACATATTCAATATCAGGATCCTTTTCATATATCTGTTTACTGCATACCGGACATATACATGTCCAGTTATAATCTTTTTTCTTTAATGCTTTGTATCTATTCCACATTTGCACTTTTGTCATTTGAGCATTTGCCATCATCCCCACCTTTCCGGTACTATGCTGCAATACCAAACTGTTTCAATCTTCTTTTTGCTAAGTCTATATACCACTGTTTGTCCAGGTTCTGCGGTACCTTTACCCCATTTACATCATCATTGTATATAAAGCAATGATCTGGTGTATCTGCGAACTTTTCAGGTTTACCACGGGAACCGCCGCACTTTAATATCCTACCATCCTGCAACTCATTTGAAGCAAATACCCGATAAGACTTATATGTATACCGCTGAGTCTTAGGATAATCGTAATATGTATGTTTTACCCTGACACCCTCAACACGCTGGACAGGTATACAGTGTTCATGTTCTACATGTGAATATTTATCTGACAGTTTCACTAGCTTCTGAAACTCTTTCAGATCATCACACTGGTTTATTGTCTGTTCCACTGGTATCTTTTTGACCATGTAATCAACAAGGGCTTTATTCAGAATTGGAAGATCATAATCAACCGCTGAAAGACCTTTCAGATACTTACCGATTCTTTCCACATCACCATCAGCTGAAATCCATAAGTAATTGTTTACATCCTTCTGATAGATTTCAGAGATATTATCAAGTTCCAACAGGATAGAACATTTGTCTGTACTGCAACGCTGTTCCCACTCCCAGCAGATATCATCAACCATTTCAAACGCTTCATCAGTGTCAGGAATCCAGATAATAAGACCATCCGTATTTGACTGGATCAATTCAAACCCAGGTATTACTTCCAGATGTTCAATCAGATCCAGCAACATAAGCTGACCATTGATACACATGCAGTTGTTATTTCGTGGATCATATGCAGGGTTCGTTTTATCTTTCATGGCACCTGACAGCGCATTAAGCATTTTCTTATATGGTAACTGGGCCTTTTTCCATTGTTTAGCCAGTGGTTTATTACCTGCTTTTGCCGCCTGAACTTGCGCTTTCTTCATTTTCTTTCTGGTCACGTATACCTTCGGATAGTTGTCATTACCTGCTGCCCTGGTGACAAGTCCCCATGCGATCAGCATTGAAGGATAGTAGTTGTTCACATCAACGTGTAATATCTGCCCTGTTTTATGAATTGGTTTTTCAGTTGCACCATGCAAACCACCGAAGCCAAATGTATGAGGAATCCCAGCAACTACCGTTTCCAATGAACGGTTATAAAAATATTTCTGCCACCGAAAAGAATCTGTCCAGTCGCACTTTTCCATCTCTGACTTCCATTTCTTTTTCAGCTTTATACTATTGGCTTTCTCATAGTTTTCTTTGGCTTTTGTATAATTTATCTTCATTTCTTCAGTACAGTCTTTTACCGCTGTACTGAACCAATCCTGAACATATTTGTATTTGTTCAGTCTCAGACACGGAAGAAAGAAATAATCAAATTCATCATTGAAGTCCTGTTTTGTACACCCAAGAACCTTTGCTGTGATTCTGGCTTCACTGCTGCCGATATCGGATAAACTCACATATTCCGGGAACGCCTGCACAATTCCATGCATGGCATTAAATACATCTACATTTTCCAGGAATACTTTTATAGTCTCTTCAACATCATGCCGACAGTAAAAAACTGTCTGTTCTATTTCTTTCTCAGTCAGTTTTCTTTTGATATCAAAGGGTACTTCTGTTTCCTTGATGTTACTACCCATGAAACCTTCCATGGTCTTCAGGCCAACGGGTGGGTTAGGCATAACATCATAATTTATCATTGGAAGTTTATTAAATACTCTTGAATACTGCCAGCCTTCTTTTCCCTGAATGATGATCCAGTCATTGATCTTCTTTGGATCCAATCCCAACAGAATCCCTTTCATGATGTATTGGTCATAATGACGGTTGTTAAATCCAACCCATATATTACTCATATTTCGCTCATATAAGGTTCTTAACTTATCCTTGTCATTGATTATCACGTGTTCTTTTTGATTCGTCACATCAATGAAAACTGCAAGCCAGTCACGTTCAAAAACCTCAAAATCGTAAAATATCATCCTGTCACCTTTTCAAATGCAGGGTGGAATAACATATTGCTATCCCACCCATAACTTAATTAGCAGTCAAACACCTCATTGATAGTGATAGGGTTGAAGTCTTTTGCGGCCCAATCAACCTCAGCTTCAACCTTTCCCTGCACTTCCTGAAAAATGTCAAGAACACAATCAGCAAAGTCAGAATAATTGTAAAATTCCGGTACGGTTTCTGTTTCCAGCTTGTCAAGCCATGTGCAAACGGACTTGATAGCCTTACCATCATTCCATTTTTCAGAAGTCTTGTTTCCAGAGATTACACGATTGAAAAACAGCAGTCTGCCTTTATGCGGACCTTCTTTGATCTTGCACTGTACCGCAAACATCAGCTTGTCTTTCGCTTTTGTCGGCTTAATTTCCATTTTATCGAAGCCAACAATATAAGTACCATCCGGGACATCCTCAAATGAAGAAAGATCTGCATTCTTTACTTCTTCCTGTAATGCGTCAAGATCAACTTTCTTGTCAAATGCACTGAAATCTACTGCCATAATAATTCACCTATTTAACCTTTCATTTATATAAATTCATTTGTTATCTGATTACTGTCTGGTTCTGCGTCTTCTCTGCCCTCTGACCGGTGGTTCCGGTGCATTCATTGCACCTTCAGTTTCTGGTGTTTCCGGTTTATCAGATTCAGGCTCAGTTGCTTCTGGTTCTTCCTGAACTGGTTCAGACTGTTCAACTGTCTGTTCAGCGGTCTTTCTTTCCTTGCGTGTTCTTCTTGGTGGTTTCTGTAACTCAGGGGCAGGTACACTTGCAGCCGCTTCTGCCGCAACATCAAAATCAACTTCTTCAGAATCACCTGCTGCTTCCTGAATTGCTTCATCTACTTTTTCCTGATACTCCACAAGTTTCTCATGGTTTTCAGCTTCTACCTCAGCCCTGCTCTTGCGTGTTCTTGTAGTCTTTTCAGCTTTTTCAACTGGTTCTGCTTTCTGTTCTGCTTTTCTGGTTCTGGAACGTCTGCCGGAAGCATCCGGTTTTTCAATATCACCTGCTACTTTCTGGTCCTCTTTGTCCATTTCTTCATCTGACTTATATGTACCCAGTTCATAATAATTTTTAATCTTGTCGTACACATAGTTCAGATCATTATCAATGGCGTAATTCTGGAACATTCCAAGTGGTGACTTAACTGTATCTTTTCCGCTGTTCTGAGTGTAAAAGTAATATTTAGCTTCATATACACCAGTTCTCAGAACTATTGTAAACAGTCCTTCAATAGTGATCTTCTCTCTTAACAGTTTTCCGATCAGCTTAACTGTAGTCAGTCCATTGTCCAGAGTTTCCAGATGGGTCATATAAGCAACTACCACATCATCCGGTAAGTCTTTGCACACATCAATGATTTCAAAGTAATTTGCACCGAAATCATTGTACTTGTCCCATCCTGTTTCCTTGATTCTGTTCATGTACGGAATAGCAAGGATATACTGGAAATCATCAACCACGATCAGCTTTTTACCAGCCTTTACCTGCTCTTTGATATACTTGATGATTTCTCTTGCATCTGTCACATTATCCAGTGTTTCAAAATGATTCTTGAATGGTAATGGTTTACCTACTGGATTTACTACTGCTGTAATAGCCGGATCACAATTTCTCATGCTGGTACTTTTACCTGTACCAGACTCACCCATGATTAATACTTTCTGTGCCATAATTCTTATACCTCTCTTTCTTATTCTTCATCCTCTGGATTGTTATTACCCTCAATGACCTTACTGGCCCACATATCAGCCCAGTGAAGGATCATATAAAGCTGTGTTTCATGCCCCTTGACACCATAGTTTGCAGTTTCATACAGTCCGTCATGATATCTGATAGCAAATTCTTCATCCTCTGTCAGATCAATGAACAGGGTTGCAAGTTTAATGGATCTGGTTGCGTGATCCAACGGTAACAGTGACGGATTACGTTTCCATGGTTTAGCATCTGACTGTTTACCGGATTTCAGGATGTTAGGAATGTACATCTGTTTTCCATAATCGCCGCATTTACCGAGATCATGCAATAAGGCGGCAATCACTACACTATCCTTGATTTTGTTGTAGCCTGCACCACCCAGCAGGGAGACACCGATTTTTTCAGCAGTAAACATTACATTTACTGAATGTGCCGCCAGTCCACCTTTTTCATGTGAATGGTTTCCACCAGATGCAGGGGCTTCAAAAAATCCGCACTCTCTCATATACTCAATCAGGTCAAGGACTCCATCACGCCCGGTTTTAATCAGTTCTTCCCTGATAATATCCGGGTAATTGTATTCAACCGCAGTTGCTTTCTCATTCGCCCCTTCTGCAACCTCATTTTCTAATGTACCTGTTGCAACCTGCTCTGCTGTCATTTCTTCAACTTTCTTTTTTGCCATGTTTATTTATCCTCTCTTTCTTAATTTTTCTTTCCACTGATCCTGAAACTCAATATTGTCCAAGTACCATGAATTTCCCTTTTCAGTATCTGCTACAAATTCCTTGAAATTATCAAAATCTTTTGGGTACAGTAAAATCCCACGTCCACCAGCTTTTCTGATTTTTTCAAGATTGTAAAGCTGTAACTCTGATGGTTCCCCTCTCGGTGCTTTTACCTCAAGTCCAAGGAATCTACCATACATACACACCAGTAAATCAGGAATCCCACTTTTGGTATAAGCTGCACCACCCCAGTATTTCAGGAACCAGAATCCTTTTCCCTTCAGGAAGGTTTTCACCTTATTTTCAAAGTTCTTCTCTGCTGCCGTGTTACTCACCTCTTTTCTCAGATTTATATGTATATCCGTTCGCATAAGCAAACAGTGTCAACCATGCAAAGTTGATACAGCAAATGATCCCAGGAATCCAGGAATAGGAATCTAACAGACTACCAAAATATAAAAATGAGATACCATTGATAAGTGTAATCAGCTTTAAAACTCTATTTTTCAAACAACTCATCTGTCAGTTCCTTCCCCTTTCTCAATGCTGCAAAATTCTTTTCCTCAAAACTGCCTTTCACCAACAGGTAATAATAAAAGCAACTTTTATCCTGTCCTATACGGTGAATACGTTTCTTTGACTGTTCCCATAAATCACAGGATCCTTTGCCAAGTGGCAGGGTGTAGTAAATGATCTTATTTGCTTTCTGAAAATTTCCACCCATTGCACCGGCCTGATACTGAATAAATGTCACGCTGTTCTCTACACACTCATAGGCATACATTGAACGCCCTGAACCATTCACAAAACTTACTTCCCGGTCAAGTGCTTCACATATTTTTCTTAGCCTTGTAAGTTCCTCATTAAAATTGTAGAAAACAATCACCCTGTCTTCTGTTGATTCCAATAAATCCCTGAATGCATCCAGTTTCTCCTGATGGTACATTCCACATAACTGCCTTGCATACAAAATCTTAGTAAGACTGTTATCACCTACCAGTTCCGTACCATCATCTAAAACCAGATAACCATTTTTCATGAAATGTCTGTACTCTTTGGTAGGTTTCACATAAATCTTCTGTTCAATCTGTTCAGGCAGTTCAATGACTTCCTGCGTTTTCATAAATACTGCCCCATGTTGTGCCAGTTTCTTTTTCAGATGATCCACGTGTTTATACCCAGTAACAACTTCCCGTTTAAACTGTCCCTGTTCTACCCATTCTGTATCTACATAGGAAGCCCAGAATGCTTTTTTCTTTATATCCCATCCCAGCAGCTTGCATTGTGACCACAGCTTTTCATATTTACCGGATGTTGGTGTACCTGACAACAGAACAACGCTTTCTGGTTGTAATCTCAGAATGAATTTTGCTCGCTGTGTAGTCTCATTTTGTATCAATGAGGATTCATCCAACATCAAAGTAAAATCCTTTATATGAGTGATATATGAACGCCTGTACACCAAATCATAGTTGATAACACCGACAATCTGTTTTTTATAGTCATAGATGGTACTGGTGTCAATCAATTCCCGGAACCGTACCACCTGTGTTTTCTTTGTCAGATTGAACACTTCATAATCTGGATAGTATTTTTCAAAGTGATCCACCCAATCATCAATCTTTGATTTCTGGCAGACCACCAGATTTACGTCATTATTCAGCAAGTACATTTTCTCTGCACCGACAAAAGTTTTACCAAGACCCATGTCCAAGTAATATGCGCATCTGTTGAATGCTTCTGTCTGGTCAAGGGCTTTTTGCTGGTGTGGCATAAATTGTAAAGAAGTCATGATAAAAATTTTAAAATCGCAGCTAATCCTTGATGTACATTACCAACCTGTTCAATCAGGTTTTCTTTCAGATCATCACCTTTTTCTTCACATACATCCGGCTGACAGGTAATGTTTAATTCAGCTGCAATTTCATCAACCACCTTGTCAAACATGGCATCAAATACCGCATCTGAAAGGTCATGATTTCTAATGATTTCAAGACGGATAATATTTTTCACAGCTTCGGTAATATCATCCTGTGAAATATTTCCACCTGTAAGTGCATAAGACTTATTAATGGCGTCCTGAATACCCTTATCAATTCCTTTTTTCTTAATAAGTTCCATAATCTTTTCCATTACTTTTATCCTCACTTTCTACTTTCTACTTTGATTCCTGTACATTTTCTGAAAATTTCTGCGTCAAAATTCGGTAATGACTTGATGGTATTCTTGGCACCCTCAGTCAGACCATCCCACCAGATCTGTGCTGACTCTGATTCATCCAGAACCTTCAGATAGCCGCCTGTTGTTTCATAAGTTGGGTATTTCTCTTTTTCTTCATCTGTCATATCGTATGAAGAAACCCATTCAACGACATTTTTAGGAATATTAGTCAACGCATAACGTGCATCAGAATTGATCCAGTCACGGTAAGTCCAGTCAGTAGGTTTATCGAACAGCATAATCTTCTGTTCTTCTGTCATAAAACAACCAGTATTAAAAGAAGAAAGGTTCCAATCCCCGGTGTTGCGATTCCCGGTGTTCCAATCCCCGGTGTTGCAATCCCCGGTGTTCCAATCCCCGGTGTTGCGATTCCCGGTGTTGCGATTCCCGGTGTTCCAATCCCCGGTGTTGCGATTCCCGGTGTTGCGATTCCCGGTGTTGCGATTCCCGGTGTTGCAATTCCCGGTGTTGCAATCCCCGGTGTTCCAATCCCCGGTGTTCCAATCCCCGGTGTTGCGATTCCCGGTGTTGCAATCCCCGGTGTTGCAAAGACCCGTACAACCTTTTCCTGTATTCACAATTGTCAAGAGTTCCTGCCAGCTGATCTCACGTACAATCTGGATTTTGTTAGTGCAACATTTTGTATCATCTGATTCAGTATCAACCGTCCCCAGTGCAAGAACTTCTGCAACCTTATTTTCAGGATTGAAACCGTAATAACTGAAACAGTCAGATGCTTTTGTACAGAAGTGAAAACCTCTGTCACAACACTTTGGCGTTACATCTTCCTCAAATGTCTTACCTACTTCGTACTGGAAGTTTCTACAAGTCCAGTCTGGGTTAAATACTTTATAGCCTTTAATTGATTCGCTCATTGTCATTTTTCTCCTTTAATTATTCCATCTAATTCTCAGATCAATATTCAACTGCTCTTTGATTTCTTTAATGTAATCGTCCCAGGTTGCCAGATCATCCATGAGATACTCAGCACCTTCTTCCATCTTGGCAATCAAACGTCTGCAACGTTTCTCACCGAAACCAAATTCGTCATGAATGGCAGCAATACATAAGATAGTGAATGTATCAATTGTCATTTCCTTGATTTTCTGTGATGCTTTATCCAAATCCTTAGCTGCCAGAGAAGTATGTATTCCGGTCACACCACGAAATTTACATTCTCTCTCTAATGCTTCAAGTCCACCTTCCTTTACAATTCTTCTGGCAAGATCAAGACCGTCTTCACGACCTCTTTCATACTCTCTCATTTTGTTCATAAGGCAATCCCCTCAACTTCTGCAAATCTCTTTGCATTGATAAAATAGGACCATCTATTGTCAGAGGTATGTACTGCATACCCCCAGGGAAAAACACCCTGCTGTAAACCTTTTCTGACCGTGTTATGGTTCATACCCATCAGTTTCGCCGCCTTCGTCACATCAAGTCTCGGGATAACGCCATCCCTGATTTCAAGCTGCGGCATAACCTGAAGTTCCTGATCCATGCCGGTGAAGTAATCAGAAGCCAGACCAAGTGACGTAGCAATGGCACTCTGGACATCTTCTGACGGGATCTGTTTACCTGACAGATACTGGCTCACAGAACCCTTACTTTTCCCGGTCATTGTTACCACCTGCCGCTGGTTCAGGTTCAGTTCCTGCATTGCCTTTTTCAACTTCTCAGCAAATTTCATTACATTTCACCGCCTTCCGGGAAATTATTGTTGTTATACTGTCGCATGATGTGCGTACAAATTTTATTGTCTACCTCACAACCGGGTGTGATGATCCGGTAAGCCTTTTTGCCATTTTTCAGGTCATTGATAAATTTTTGGTATTCTGTCATGGAATCGAACTCTATTACCTGCTCAATCCACGCTGAAATGATTTTTTTCATTGCAATTTAACTCACTTTCTGCTACTATGTAGCTGAAATAATTTTTTCATTGTCTGTCCCATTGGAACTGGTACTTCCCGTGGGACTTCTTTATGCTGCTTCCATAAGTGGAAGATAACCTTCTTTTTTCAAAGTCTCATACAGGAATAATCTTCCTTTCTGTGTCCATTCGGTACACATCTTTACATCCAACCTTCCGTCACGGTGTCTGTATTCGTATGTAACACTGCGGACATATCCACAAGCCTGATACTTTGCGTACAGTACCCACTGATCACCGACCCTGTACTGTATTCCCAGTTCATAAAGTAACTTATTGAATGCTCTCGCACTCATACCGTAATCCTTTGCAATCTGGGTTGTCTTAACAGATGATGTGCTTTTTAAGATCTGGTTAACATAATCTGCTTTCGGCTGCAACTCAGCAATTAACTTCTGCTGAGTCAGTACCTGTTCAGACAGGAATCTGCGTTTATCACGTTCTTCCTTGTATTTCGTCAAAAGCTCAATCCCAAATTCGGGATTGTTCAGGATCTTATCGGTTACATCTTCAGTAGCATATATCCCATGTTTCCTGATTGCCGGGAGTACCTCACTTGTTACCCAGTGTTTAAATCTTCTTGCAGACGGTAACTTACTACTGAGGATTAAGGAGTAGAGACCGGATTCGTTGATGATGGTAAGCCCTCTGTTACTTTCAAAAGTACCGTTTTGGTAGTTTTGACGATCCTCTTCATCTACATGTCTGTTAATATCTCGACTACCGTTTTGGTACCCGAGATTGTCTGCAACATCTTTACCAACGAACCACGGTTCTCCATCAATCTCTACTGTACGGATATCACCAAACTCAGGGTTATTGAAAACCTGAATGTTATTCATTTACTGACCTTCTTTCTTTTCGTCTTTCTTACTCATTGCCGCCGCTGTTGCAATAGTTCCTTCCAGATAACCACGCTCACGCTCGGTCATATCTGGTAACTTTTCGGCAAGGTCACGAATGATCTGTTTTTCTTTTTCTGACATAACTTTTCACTTCCTTTCTGTGGTATACTCCCTATTAGAAGGGAGGTGTTTAACATGACTGAACAACAGTTACATGAAATAGCGGTTGCTTATGCTCAGATAAAATTACGGGCTTATCAGGAAGAACACAAAGATGTTATTGATTACAACCCGTTATCCTGTGATTCTAAAGAAATGTACCATTTTGCTAAAGCATACCGCTTTGCTTTAGACAACTTCGAGCATGAACTTGACGAAGTAGGTTAAAGCATCATGTTATCCATTACTGTGCGGCGTGCATTGACAATCTCATTTTTAGTCATATCAAGTAGATTTATTGCCTGTCGCACAGTAAGATTTTTTTCTTTGAGCCAATCAAATAACTCAAATCTCAAATCCTCTTTACCTTCCAAAGCTGGGTACTTAATATGTCCATCCGCTTTCTTTGATAACTCCATTTCTTCTCACCTCTCTTTCTTCATAATGTAAGCCAACGAAGACTGATGTGCCATTTGCTGTTCGTCTTTTGTTGTTTACATGGCTATCATACGTCATAGAATAGCGTTTGTCAATACCCTTTTTGTTGTTTTAATGTCATTTTGTTGTTTTAATAGCATTTTTCTATTGATTTTTAATCTGTAATGATGTACAATACAAATAAGAAAAGAGGTGAGACAAAATTGAATGAACGATTAAAGAAGTTAAGAAAAACATTAGACTTAACTCAACAAGAATTTGCTGATAAGTTAGGGGTAAAACGTAACACAGTCGGACAATGGGAATGTGGTGTAAACCCTTTAACAGATCAGACGGTTGTTTCTATCTGTCGGGAATTTAATGTCAATGAGAATTGGTTAAGAACTGGCGAAGGTGATATGTTCACGGAAATGTCCAGAGACGAACAAATTGAAAAATTTGTTGGAGACCTTTTACATGGTGAAGAAGATTCTTTTAAAAGACGTTTGATTTCAGGACTGGCAGCACTAGATGAAAATGGATGGAAAGTATTAGAGGACTTTCTGGATTCTATCCAAAAGAAAAGGGGCTGATTATTTCAGCCCCAGAAGTGCTTTGATATGTACATAGACAAGGCGCAAACACCTTTCGTCTAACATATCGAGCATTTCAATTATTTTTCTTTTATAGTCCAATACATCCATCCCCTTCGTGAACCACACGACCCGGCATAAGTAGCGATGTATTAATTATATCACGAACATTTGTTCGCTTCAAGCGGTAAATTATGGAAATACGAGGTGATTGAAAAATGAAAAAGAAAATTGTTATAGCATTGATGAGTGGTATGCTCACCTTATCTTGTATTACACCTGTTTTTGCAGATGCAAAAGACGATAAAATTGCAGAACTGGAAGCTAAAGTAAAAGATCTGGAATCACAGATTAAAGAATTAAAAGGTGAAGATAAAGAAAAACCTGACTCTAAAACAGATTTCTCCTATGAACAAGACGGATATACTTTCAAATTTTTGAAATATCAGGTTGTTGACAGTGAAAGTCAGGGAAAAGTATTATATATCTTCTATAATTTCACCAATAAATCAGGTCAGACAATAGAAGCTGCCAACGCATTAATATCCAAAGCATTTCAAAATGGTGTAGAACTGACTACTTCTTTCCCGGACTCTGAGCCAATAGAAGAATACAATAATGCTTATAAGAGTGTCCAGGATGGTGGATCATTAGATGTTGCATTTATGTATCAGTTATCTGATGATAGTGATGTTTCTATTGAAATCACACCACTTGCTTATATGGACGATACACCGCTGGGTGAGTACACATTTAAGTTAGAATCATGAAAAATCATTAGTTTGTAACCAGTTTTGTAACTAATTGTAACTCGTTTGTAACTGTTCAGAAACTGCCAGAAGTCCAGTAAATACAAGGCTTCGGGGCGTTTTTGTAACTGTGTAACTCATTTTCCCTTATATATTATATATTTTTATTATTTACTTACTTTTATATTTTTAATTTATTTTTTTTTTATAATAAAAATATTTATAATAAGAACATTGTCAAAATTAGTTACATTAGTTACATCCGCATAAAATAAGGCATTATAACAGTTACAAACTAGTTACAATCGGTTACATTAGTTACAAATTGATTTTAATATAGAAAACCGCCCTGATGTTGGCGCATCAAGACGGTCCTCTGTTCCCGTTATGGGATGGATGTATAAAATTCCAATAATCATTCTACCATAATGGGAACAGTCAAACAAGCCACACAAATGTTTGGCTGTTATTTTTATACCCATTTTTAGAAAGGATGATGAAACTATGGCTGAAGGTGTAAGAAAAAGAGGTAAGACCTGGTCTTACTATTTTGACACTGCCAAGATTAATGGCGAACGAAACAAGATTGAAAAGGGTGGATTCCGCACCCAGAAAGAAGCATTAGATGCAAGGGCTGCCGCCATTGCAGAATATAACAATACCGGCAGATCATTCTCACCCAAAGAGATCAGCGTTGCTGATTACCTGGACTATTGGCTGGAAACTGTAATAAAGAAAAATATTGACCATGGGTACACTTATAATACCTATCGTGATTATGAATCAAAGATCAGGCTGCATTTAAAACCTGCTTTTGGTATCTACAAATTAAGCAGTTTTCAGTATGCTCCTGATAAGGTCCAGGAATGGATCAATGACATGAAGCTAAAGGGTCTGTCCAAAAGTATGATAAAAAATACTCTGACCTGTCTGCAAGGTGCCATGAATTACGCCATACTGCCGCTGAATTATATTCAGTCTAATCCCTGCATTCCGGTAAAAGTCGGTAAGATGCCAATAGATGTAGATGCAAAGGCTCATACTGAATACATCTGCCCCAAAGAAGAATTTGACAGGATCCTTGCACGTTTTCCAGAAACCAGTTATTTTCACCTTTCCCTTGTAGTACCTTACAATGTCGGGACACGAATCGGTGAGACCTTCGCTATAGACCTGGAAGAAGATGTGGATTTTTCCAAACATGAACTGAAGATCAAAGGTCAGATGTACAAGATTGAAAAGACCTGGTTCATCAAACCACCTAAGTATGACTCCCACCGCACTGTCAAAATAGGGCAGACACTTGAAAAAGAACTGAAATATGCGATAAAACAAAGAAAAATAAACCGGCTGAAATATGGCGGTGCATATCTGAAGACTTACCTGCTGCCAGATAACTCTATCACTCAGGTCAGGGCTGACATAACAGTCCCACATAAAGAGATCACGCCACTGTGCGTAAAAGACAATGGTGAACTGGTCACACCTGACTCTTTCAAATACTGTGCCAGAGTCATTCACTGGGAACTTGGTAACCACCTGTTCCACGCCCACTGTCTGAGACATACACATGGTACCATGCTGGCAGAAGGTGGCGTAAATCCAAAGACTGTTATGGAACGCCTTGGCCATAAAGATATAGCAACCACATTACAGACATATACGTTCAATACTGAAAGTATGCAGCAGTTCGCTGTGGATGTGTTTGAAAAGAAAATACAGGCATAAAAATAAACGGTTGAACATCCCTGATTCGTTCAGAGTGTTCAACCGTTTTTCTATAATTTTACGATATTTTGTTTTGTGGGTGGCAAATCGGTGGCAAATAGACTGAACTTCACAGTTTCAAGCCTGTAAAACCGCCTATTTACGGGAAAGTAAAGCCACAGTTTCAACGGTATTCCCTTTGTCCCACAAAAGCTCCGTAACTTCCCCGCCATCCTTGAACACCGGAAAATTCAGGCCAATCCGCTTTAGCGGATATTCAGACTCGTCATTTCTGTAAATTT